AGCCCTTCTACAAGGCTATGTATTGGGACAAGATCAAGGGCGACCAGCTCCCCAATGGCGTGGACTATGCGGCCTACGACTTGGCGGTGAACTCCGGCGTGGGCAGGGCGGCGAAGTTCTTGCAAGAGATTGCTGGCGTCCTCGTTGATGGGTCTTTGGGGCCAAAGTCCATGGGCGCCATCAGGGAGTGCGACCCCGAGCAGGTGGTTGACGCCCTCTGCGACATGCGCCTCGACTTCCTCAAGCGGCTGCCGACCTTTGAGACGTTTGGGAAGGGATGGAGCCGTAGGGTTGCGGAGGTCAAGCTTGCGGCAACCAGTATGGCGTAAAGAAGCTTGTGGTGTTATAGTCTCTGCGTCTTGGAGTTTCTAACATGACCACCGGCCTCAATTACGCACAGTATGTCACTCAAATCGCGACAATGGCTGTCGTTTCAGAGACCGATTCCGCTTTTCAGAACATCCTGACGCAGATGATCACCTATTCTGAAAACCGGATGTATCGTGATCTTGACTTCCTGTTCACTTCCGCTTCGTCAACGGCTTACAGCTTGACTGTTGGAAGCAGGGTTTTGAATGTTGACGCTGAGACGTTTCCATACGGGACTTTGGTTGTTCCAGAGCAGATCAATGTGATCACTCCAGCGGGAACAAGTAATCCAGATTCTGGCAATCGAGTTCCGCTTTTGCCAACAACAAAAGAATTTTTGGATGCTTGCTACGGGTCCGGTCTTTCCGCCAATCGCTCCGTTCCTCAGTATTGGGTTCCGTTTGACAATTACACTTTTTTGGTTGGTCCCTATCCAGACGCCAGCTACAGCGTTGAAATTGTTGGAACATATCGTCCGCAATCTTTGGGATACTTGCCGCCTGTTTCGTCTGCTTCTTCTGGTGGAACAATCGTCTTCAGTGCAGCGCATGGCCTGTCTACGGGGAACACAATAACGCTCTACAATTTTGCGCCTTCTGGCTGGAATGCGTCTTTTGTAGTGACGGTGACAAACTCAACAACGGTGGTTGTGTCTACGTCTGCCATAACCGCTACCACAATTGGGACAACGGCATCCGCTGGTTCCACCACATTCATCAGCCTTAATCTGCCTGATATCATGATTATGGCTTCCATGATCTACATCAGCGCCTATCAACGCAACTTTGGCAGGGCAAACGACGATCCTCAGATGGCTATTACCTACGAAAGCCAGTATCAGGCCCTCTTGAAGAACGCGATGGTGGAGGAGAACAGAAAGAAGTTCGAAGCCGCTGGCTGGTCTTCTCAGTCCCCGTCGCCTATTGCTTCACCGACAAGGGGCTAACCCATGCCCCATAACTCCTTCAAGCTTATCCCAGGCGTTGATCAGAACAAGACCCCGGCCCTTAATGAGGCTGCGATCTCTGAAAGCCAGCTTATACGGTTTATCCCGGATCGGACGATTGGCGGCTTGGTTCAAAAGCTTGGTGGCTGGCTGAAGTATCCGTCATTGTCAGCGAGCTTTATCGGCTCAATTGTGCGCTGTCTGTGGGGATGGGAAGACACCAATTCAAACTCATATCTTGCCGTTGGTGCGGTGGGCCAGGGTGATATCACTGTCACTGGAGCAAGTGGCAATGGAGTAACTGCAACCTTAACCTATATCGGCCCCTTTGTTTTTCATATTGGCAAAGGCATAATCGTGTCTGGCATAGATCCGGCTGGATATAACGGGACATATATCGTTACAGGGGCAACCCCAACATCTGTATCATATGCCAGCACGGAAATTGGAGCATATGTCTCCGGCGGCACGGTCACTGGCGGGGGCGGCTCATTGGAGATTGTCACCAATGGTGGCATCAATGACATTACACCTCAAAAAACAACTGTAGATGTGCCAGTTAACTTTTCTACAACTGCAAGTAGCCCTATTGTAACAATTACGGATGTAGACAGTAACATAGACGTTCATGATGTTGTTGATATCCAGACGCAGGTTAGCGTGGGCGGTTTGGTTCTATTTGGTCAGTATCCCTGCACAAATCTTACCGTAGATACGTATGCAATCACTGCAACAGATGCTCTTGGTGCGCCTAAAAATGCAACATTTAGCACAACAACAAAAGTTGTTACCGGGGCGTCTGGCACAGGCTCATTGGCTACTTTAACATATGCCGCTTCATATACGTTTGAAATCGGTAGCACCATTACCATTACCGGGGTAAACCCTGCCGGGTACAACGGAACCTATCTTGTCTACTCCTCAACTTCGACAAGTGTCACATATGCCAGTTCTGAATATGGGGCCTATGTGAGCGGCGGAAGCATCACTAATACGGGGCAAGTTCCACTTTATGAAACGACAAACGGCAGCAGCTTTGTTGTGGTTATGTTGTCAGATCATGGGTATTTAGTCGGTGATGTTTTCCCTGCTTTAGTAGCCACAACCATTGGCAACAGCGACATAACACTCTACGGCAATTACACCGTTTTAAATGTGTACAATGCTGCGCAGTTTCAAATATCGGCAGGGAACACCGCCACAGCATCAACAACATCTTTTGAAAATTCTGACTTTGTCAGGTTTGTTTACCATAATGGCGTAGGGCCAAGCACTCCTGCGCTTGGATATGGTAAAGGACCTTACGGCGCAGGCGGATACGGCACTGGCGCATCTTCGCCTGACAATACGGGCGTTCCCATCAATGCTATTGATTGGACCTTGGATAACTGGGGTGGCTATTTGCTGGCAAACCCATTGGGTGGACCAATTTACCTTTGGAACCCAGCTTCTGGAGCTCCTATAGGGCAGATAATAGCTAATGCACCCCCCGCCAATAATGGAATATTTGTTGCTATGCCGCAGCAACAGATCATTGCGTTTGGCAGCACATTCACCGGATTTGTAGATCCAATGCTGATCCGCTGGTGCGATGTTGGCGACTATGAGAGTTGGATTCTTAGCCCAACCAATCAGGCAGGCGATTACCGCATACCCAAGGGTTCTCGTATTGTGCAGGGTATCCAAGCTGGTCAACAGGGTTTGTTTTGGACGGACCTTGGCATTTGGGCCATGCAGTACGTTGGGCTCCCGTATGTATATCAGTTCAACGAGCTTGGGAATGGCTGCGGTTTGATAGGCCGAAAGGCGGCTGGATCGGTCAATGGCGTTGTCTACTGGATGGGACCAAGCCAGTTCTATCGCCTATCTGGCGAGGGCATCCAGCCTGTCAGGTGTCCTGTTTGGGATGTTGTATTCCAAGATTTGGACACCGATAAACTGGACAACATTCGGTTTGCAGCCAACTCTCGTTTTGGCGAAGTGACATGGTACTACCCAACCAAATCCAATGGCGGGGAAAATAGCCATTATGTGAAGTACAACTTTGTCCTTGATCAATGGGACTATGGTCAATTGAGCCGCACTGCATGGCTTAACGAATCTGTCCTTGGCTCGCCCATAGGTGCAGGTGACGACACTATCTTGTATCAGCACGAGACATCCCCCAATGCTGATACCTTGCCAATGCTTTCATCCTTTCAAACAGGCTACTTTGCGCTGTCTGAGGCAAACGAGAAAATGTTTGTTGACCAGATATGGCCTGACATGAAGTGGGGCTATTATGGCGGGACACAAAATGCCAGTGTTCAGATTACGTTCTATGTGGCTGATTATGCTGGACAAACCCCACTTGTGTATGGTCCTCTTACGATGACTGAGGCAACTACGTTCTTGACGCCTCGCTTCCGTGGCCGTCTTGTATCAATCAAGATTGAGAGTAGCGATTACAACTCATGGTGGCGTATTGGGAATACCCGCTATCGCTTCCAACCTGATGGAAAGTACTGATGACCGCCAGTCTTTCGGATCTTCTCACTACCCAGAAGAATGGCGTTGTCGCCATCAACAATCTTGCTCAAGTTCTTGCTAGCAAGGCTGTTAACGGGGCGACGGGTCCGACAGGTCCTACAGGAACGCCTGGCACTCCTGGTGGCCCAACTGGCCCAACGGGAGCTACTGGTTCTCAAGGTCCCGTAGGCTCAATCGGACCCACTGGCCCGACCGGCGCAACGGGCGCTACCGGCGCTGCATCTTCAGTAACTGGCCCTACCGGAGCAACGGGGGCAACCGGCGCTGGCGCTACTGGCCCGACAGGATCTACCGGCCCTACGGGTGCGACTGGTCCGGTATCGACTGTTGCTGGTCCAACTGGAGCCACCGGCGCGACAGGTGCTACAGGC